GCGTTACACGAAAAGAAAAATTGTATGCGTCAAAAGGCCGCGGGTCCTTACTGGCCGTCATTCTGCAGGGGTCGCCCTCAGCGCGATATTTTCGAGTGTGTTACCCAAAAACCGAAAAGTGACACGAAATGCACGAGCGATACTTACCCCGAGATGAATTGATCAATGCCCTGGGATTGAGCCTTTCCCTGTTCCGGAAGCTCAGGAGAGAGGGTGCCCCTGGTCCAAAGGGGCAGGGGAAGGCGGCAGAATGGCCTTTGTACGCATGGTGCCAATGGATCTTGGATCGACCATTCCGACCGAACCAGAACCGGGAGGCCATCAAGAGGGCAGCGGCCATCCTTCGGGATCGTGATGGTGTTCTCGTTCCCGAGGTTATCGAGCCCGTGACCAGAGAGACCGGCAACGACGAGATCGGACTTGAAGCAGCCCTGGACCGCCTCCGGCATGCGGAACAGGCCACCTTTGCCAAGTGGCAGGAGTATTTCAACCAGGAGCGCAAGGAAGCCCCGGCCTTTTTCAAGGACTGGCAGACGGCCTTGGACCTCTTGCGGAAGGCCGAGCGGAATTTGACAGACCATCTTGTCCAACGGCGCGACTTACTCCCGGCCCATGAGGTCAAGACCTGGCTGGCCAGAAAGATCGAGGCCACCAAGTCAACCCTTTTGGACATGCCCGGGAAGATGGCCCCAGAGCTCGAGGGGATGGAGTGGCCGGAAATACAAAAACGACTGACCGAAGAGATACGGGATGCACTTGGGAAGCTGCAAAATCTTGAATAAATGGTGGTCAGAAAACTGGACACCACCTGCATGTTTGAACCCCTGGCAATGGGCAGAGAAACACCTTGAGCTCTCAGCCAGAGCGACAGCCTACCCGGGAAAATATCGTTCCAGAAGCACCCCGTACGTCAGGGGGCCATTGGAGGACTTCCAGGACCCGGCAATCAGACGGATCACCCTTTGTTTTTCGGCTCAGTCCGGGAAGACTACCACCCTCATGGTCATGCTTGGCTATGCAATCGACCAGGACCCGGGCCCGGTTCTTCTGGTCCAGAGCAGCATGGATGCAGCCCGTTCCTTCTCCAAGAACCGCCTTCAACCATTGATCGAGGATTGCCCTTCCCTGGCCCGGCACAAGTCCGGGAACCGTTTTGATTTCAACTCCACGGAAATGATCTTGGATCGCTTGTCCATCTACTTGCAGGGAGCCGGAAGTCCCTCACAGCTCGCAAGCCGTCCCATCAAATACTTGCTGGCCGATGAAGTGGACAAATGGCCGGACCAGTCCAAGCGGGAAGCTGACGCATTGTCCCTGGCCCTGGAGCGCATCAAGTCCTACCGGTCTCACAAGATTATTCTGGCCAGCACACCTACAATTGAGACGGCCCCCATCTGGACAAATTTCAAGGCCGGGTCACAATGTCGTTTTTATGTCCCATGCCCCCGTTGTGGAAGTCTGTTTGTCATGACATGGCCTCTGATCAAATGGGAAAAATCCGACAATCTGGAAGAGGTGAAGGCCACCGTCTTTCTCGAATGCCCCCATTGCCAGCACCATATCACCGAAAGGGACAAGGCTGGCCTTCTCTCCAAAGGAACTTGGATCGCAGAAAACGAGGATGCCCCGGCGAATCATCGAAGTTACCACTTGAACGAGCTCTATTCTCCGTGGACTAGGTGGGGGGATCTTGTGTCTAAGTTCCTTCTGGCCAAAGCAGAGGCCAAAACCGGCGCGACAGGAAGCCTTCACAACTTCATCAACAGTTCCCTTGCAGAGCCATGGATTGAGGACGAGCACGTCAGGCGACGCAGTGCTCACGACCTGCAACGGCTATGTGACAAGCGGCAACCCGGCGAGATTCCAGACCAGGGCGTCCTTGCCCTGACCATGGGCGCGGATACCCAGGACAATGGTTTTTGGTATGTGGTCCGTGCATGGGGAAGGGATCTCGAATCCTGGCTGGTTATGGAGGGCTTTTGTCCGGATCTGGAGACATTGCGAACCATTGCCAGTGAATCCCGCTACCTGGACAGCAAGGGCAATCAGTACGCGGCTTCTCGTGCCTTTATCGATTCAGGTGGCCACCGTACCGGGGAAATCTACGAATTGGCCAGGAGACACCCCTTGTTCGTACCTATCAAGGGAGAGATCCGACTTACCGGGCGGCCCTGGTCGGTCTCCGTTCTGGATAGCATCCCCGGGCGTGACGGCAAGAAATACCCCGTTCCCGGCGGTCTCCAGCTTATGCGGTTGGACGTGACATACTACAAGGACCTTTTGGCCGGGAAGCTGAATCTTGAACCAGGAAGCCCGGGCCGGTTTCGCCTTCATGCGGAAGTCTCCGGGGACTACCTGGCCCAGATGACAGCGGAATACAAAGACGAAAAAGGGCACTGGCAATGCCCAGGGCACAAAGCAAATCATTTATGGGATTGTGAAGTTTACTGTCTGGCAGCGGCAGACATCCAAGGAATCCGATTCATAAACAGGAGCGTGAACAATGAGCAAAAAAAACAGAAGCCCCAAAAAAAACGACGACCTTCAACAAAGTGGTGGTGACATTCCCCAGGGCAGGCCCCTTTCAGGCATGGATGAAATCGGGGAATATGTCCGGCGGTCCTCGGTCACGATCCTTGATTGGATTCGGAACATGGGATTCCCGGCCTCGAAGATCGGCGGGATCTGGGAGAGTGACACCTTTCTTATAGACCGGTGGAGACGAGAGCAGATCCAGGAACGTGTCAAGCAAAACAACACGAAATCAATAGTAAATTCAGCCTAGATCATCCCCAAATTTAGTAAATTACCAAAAAACCATAAAAGCCATGCTACACCCCGAGAAAACAGGAGTGCATTGCATGGCTTTTACTACTTGGACGGCCCTTCTTGCGGATCTGAAAAACGACATGGCATCCGGAATGTGGAGGATGAAGCGCTACCAAATCGACGACCGAGAAATGGAGTACCGTTCTTTTGCCGACTTCATGAGTTTTTTTCGTGAAGTGGAACACCGGGCCGCATTGGAGAACCAGAGCACAGCGGCCCCCTTTGCTAGGGCGTACGCTCGTGGGGGCTCAAAATGGTAGGCAAAACCATTGACCGCCTCATTGGACTATTCAGCCCCAAGGCCGAGCTTTCCCGCACCCTGGCCCGGCGCATGATCAACGGGGAACGCATGTACGCGGCGGCGAAATCCGGCAGGAAAACCGGCGCATGGTCCCCGGTCGAATCCACGGTCAACGACGAGATCCGGGTTTCTTCTCAGAAGGTCCGGGAACGTGTCCGGCAGCTTGTCCGAGATTTTCCGTACTTTGCCCGAGCGGTTGAAATGCTCGTTTCGTTGACCGTTGGCCCCGGAATCAATTTTCAAAGTAAAGCAGATCCGGCGTTCCGTGCTCTCATTGAAGATGCATGGAAGCGTTGGTCCGAACAGGCCGACATCACAGGCCGTTTGTCCTTCCAGGAGATATGTCAGCTTGCAGTCCGGCAGGAGTGCGAGAACGGAGAATTTTTCCTTATCAAGCGGCAATCCAAGGACAGCAAGAGATTCCTTCCCTTCACCCTGCAAGTAATTGAGTCCGACCGGCTCACCGATCTTGCCACCTCCCCCAACAGACAGCACGAGATCGACCAAGGCGTTGAATACGACCCCGAAACCGGCCAGACCATGGCTTATTGGTTTGAGAACGACAGCGGCAAGGCAATTCGTATTCCGGCGGATCAGGTCATTCACGGATTCAAGATGGTTCGTCCTGGTCAGCTCCGGGGGATCAGCCCTTTTGCCCCTGGTGTGCTTTGTGCCCATGATCTTGCTGAATACCTGGATGCAGAGCTCGACGGCGCTAAAATGGCCGCTCGCTATCTGGCCTTCATTGAGGCCCCGGACATTACAGGCTTTCAGCAGGCCCATGGTGTGGGCGTGAACTCCGACACCGGCCAGCGTGAAGACGAACTAGAAAATGCAATTCTCGAATATCTCCGGCCCGGGGAAAAGGTTTCACTGGCCAGCCACAACCGGCCCGGGGACAACTTCGAGCCATTTGTCAAGCTGGTACTCCGGATGCTCTCCGTTTCAACCGGTGTTCCCTACGAACTTCTTTCCGGCGACTACACGGGAATCAACTACTCCACCATGCGGGTTTGCAGGAACGACCTTGCCCAGGCTTTGAAGGTCCCCCAGGGGCGCATGATCAGCCAGTTATGCAACCCGGTATTTCGTGAAGTCATGAACCAGGCCGTTTTGAGCGGAAAATTGGGTCTTCCCGGATATTGGAACGATCCAAGAAAATTTCAGGCCTGCAAGTGGATTGTACCCGGTATGGAGCCCATTGACCCATTGAAGGAATCCAAGGCCCATGTGGAACAGCTCGACAGCCTGCTCAGGTCTCCACAGGAGATAGCAGCGGCCCGGGGACGGGATTACGAAGAGATCCTGGACGAAATCCAGCAGGCCGAAGAAATGGCCAAGAAACGCGGTCTCTCGCGTGCGGACGTATCAGCGGCACTGGCCAGTAACCCGGCAGCCATAGAGGATGAATGATGCCAAGAATCACAACACGAAAAATGCCGTTGACCGGGAAAGCTCCGGCCACCTTGAACGAGGAATCCCGGACCGTCGAAGCCGTCATGACCACCGAACAGCCGGTCAGGGTTTTTGATTGGGACCACGGGGTCATCGATGAAGTCCTGCTCATGAAGGGAGCGAACTACCCGGATCAGGTCCCTTTGCTCGACAATCACAATCGGTGGGACGGAGTTGAAAAGGTTCTGGGTTCCGTCTCCGGGATCAGGCTTGAAGAAGACCGAATGGTGGGGACTGTTGCTTTCTCCCGGGTCCAAGCCGGTTATGACGCATATACCAAAGTATCCGAAGGACATCTCACAGATTTTTCCATCGGCTATATCGTGACCAAGGCGGTCTTTGTTCCCGAAGGGGAAACACAGACCATCGAAGGCAAGACATTTGAAGGCCCGGTCAAGGTCTCCACGGAATGGGAGCTCAAAGAACTGAGCATCACCCCCATTGGAGCGGATGACCAGGCCAAAGCACGGAGCTTTCAGGAGGTTCCTAACATGCCCAAACCTACAGACAACACCCCTCAAAATGAGGACCTTCTGGCCCAGGAACGGACCAGAGCGGATGCAATCATGAATCTTGGCGATCAGTTCGCCTGCCAGACCGAAGCCAGGGAAGCCATACGCTCCGGCATGGCCGTTGCCGACTTTCAGAGCCAGGTCCTCGAAAAAATGGCCCAGGAACGAAAAGCCCCGGCAGCCCGTGTCGAAATGGGCGCGACCGATGAAGAGAAGTTCCGTGGAGCCGCAGAAGAAGCCCTTCTGGTTCGGGCGGGAATCTCCGACAAGCGAGAGGAAGCCGCAGACCTGGCCAGCCATACCTTGAGAGACATGGCCCGTGAATGCCTCATCCGATCCGGTCAACGTCCCCAGGGTTCCCCCCTGGCCATGATCGGACGTGCAATGACCAGCTCCGACTTTCCGAAGATCCTTGCGAACACCGCCAACAAGTCTTTGCTGGCTGGCTACGAGGGTGACGATAATTCATCCTGGAAGGTATGGTGCGGCACTGGGTCCATCTCCGACTTCAAGCAGCTTTCCATTATTCGCCCTTCTGAAATGTCCGACCTGGAAGAGGTCCTGGAAAACGGGGAATACAGCTACGGCGACCGTGACGAGACCCGGGAGCAGGTCAAGCTTGTCACGTACGGCAAGTTGTTCGCCATTACCCGGCAGGCGATCATCAATGACGATCTGGGAGCCCTGACCGACATTCCCCGTGCCCACGGTGAAGCAGCAGCTCGGAAGGTCGGTGATTGCGCGTATGCCGTCTTGAAAGGCAATGGGAACATGAGTGACGGAATCCCCTTGTTTCACGCCGACCACGGCAACCTTGCAGGCACCGGCGGCGCTCCGTCCATCTCCACCCTGGCCTCTGCTATCGCTGCAATGAAGATCCAGAAGGACATTGCCGGACTTCGGGTCCTCAATATCCGGCCCAGGTTCTTCATTGCTCCGGTTGCCCTGGAAGGATCGTGTGAGCAGCTTTTCAGGAGCACCCTGGAAGGCACCCAGGCCAGCCCGAACCAGATCAACCCCTATGCCGGAAACTACTTCCAGCGCGTCTATGATGCCCGTTTGGATGGTGACGATGCAAACGGTTGGTTCTTGGCAGGCCCCCGAGGAAAGACAGTGACCATGTTCTTCCTCAATGGCATCCAGAAGCCCTACCTTGAGACCAAGGACGGCTTTGAGGTGGACGCCGTTGAATACAAGGTCCGGATCGATTGCGCGGCAGCAGCCGTTGACTATCGAGCTTTGTACATGAACGACGGCGGCGCATAATCATGAATGTACCCCTCGATGTCTTGCGCAAGATCATAGCCCTTGCGCAGGACACGCCGGGGGTTGATTATTGCCCCAGGGACGGCGTGACCTGCCCGGCATGTGGGAATCAGTTATCAAAAACAAAGGGAATCTATG